GGTTACGCGGCCGCGAAAATTGGCTAGAGCCAGCACGTCTATAGTTCCTTCCGTGAAACAGTGCGCTGATTGTCAGGAAAGTTTTTCTGGCGATATTCGGGCGATTCGGTGTGAGCCTTGCAAAGAAACTCACGGGGAAAAAAGGAAAAAAGAAAAGGCAGCGCGTAATTACACAAAGCATCGAGAGCAGCGGATCGCTAAACAGAAAGAGCGAATGACGCGTCTTGAGGCTCTTGGTGTTGCTAAGGAAGTAAAACGTAAATACAGAAAGGCGCAGCGGCTCCGGTATGTATCTGCCGGTCTCACTATTAAAGGAACCGAGCGAAAAGTTAATTTAGAAGAAACGAAAGAAAAGAAATTTAAGTTAAGGCTAAGGAAGTGGCGCAGGGAATGGTTAAGTTCCAGTGCTCCCGATCCTTGCGTAGCAGCATGGTATCGAGCGACAGACAAGCCGTGGAACAACCCTCGGATAACGGCTGGTGAGAAGTTTAGAGTTCGATACGAATGTGATCATGTTTTCAGAGCAAGAGAAATTCTTAAAACACAGGTTCGCAAAAAGGCGCGTGCCAGAAGGATTGAATCGCAGTCGGATGGAACTCTGACCGCACAATCGCTCGGCGCGTTATTCGCAGATGCTAAATTCTGCGCTTACTGCATGGAGTCATTTGAGAACTCAAGAGAAAAGACGCTAGATCACGTTGAGCCGTTGTATCTTGGCGGGCAGCACTCGCTAGACAATGCGGTTATCGCTTGCGTGTCGTGTAATTCTTCAAAAGGGAAAAAGAGTCTAGTCAGATGGCTAATCGCGGCGCAGCAGAAGTTGAACTGACGAAATTAAATCAACAGCAAATTGCGTTTATCTGCGGGGTTACATCACGCAGCATCCGTGATTGGGCAGATGCTCCGCGCAATTCGGATGGAACTTACAACGCGCAAGAGTTCATCGCGTGGTTTTTGCAGCGATCAAGCGGCGGTAACGGCGAGAAAGAATTTAATAACCAGCGCGAAAGGCTCGCGGCTGCACAGGCTGAAAAAGTCGAAACAGAAAATCGAATTCGTCGAGGAGAGTTAGCCGACACGAAAGAAATGGTCGAGATGTGGTCGGGAGTTCTTGCGGCGGTTCGTGCGAAGTTGCTCTCATTGCCTACCAAGTTAGGGCCACAACTTGTCAACACAGCAGATCCAGCAGTTATCGTCGGACGAATCAGAACAGAAGTCTATTCAGCCCTCGATGAACTTGCAGGAGATTCGACAGAAGTTAGTGTCGATTCTCAAGCCGCCACCGAGATTGACGGTGAGTCAATGGGCAGATCGATACAGGAGACTATCTAGCGAGGCATCGGCAGAGCCGGGCGTTTGGCGAACTTCTCGCGCGCCTTTTCAGCGCGGCATCATGGATGCGGTTACTGATGAGACGATCAGAGAAGTGTGGATTCAAAAATCTGCACAGGTAGGATGGACCGAAATCCTCAATAACGTAATTGCGTATCACGTTCATCAAGACCCCGCGCCGATGCTGCTAGTTCAGCCGACGCTCGAGATGGCCGAGTCGTGGAGCAAAGACCGATTTGCTCCGATGATTCGAGACACGACGGTTCTCGCAGAACGGATTGCTGACCCGAAGGCGAGAGACAGCGGCAATACGCTGCTCCATAAAAAGTTTACGGGTGGGCACTTAACTGTAGCCGGTGCGAATAGCCCATCGGGACTAGCATCGCGCCCGATTAGAATTGTGCTATTCGACGAGGTGGATAGATACCCCTCGAGTGCAGGAACGGAAGGAGATCCGATCTCGCTCGGTCGTAAGCGAACGGCCACCTTTTGGAGTCGCAAAGTTTTGGCAGGATCGACGCCGACGATTAAAGGATCGAGCCGAGTAGAGGCTGGATTTGAGTCAGGCGACCAACGGTTTTATTTTGTTCCCTGCATACATTGTGGCGAGTTCCAGAGATTAGTTTGGGCACAGGTTAAGTGGCCTGAAGGTCAGCCGGAGTTAGCCGAATACGTCTGCGTGGCGTGTGGCGCTATGCTCAACGAGGCCGACAAAGCCGAGATGCTGCAGGCTGGAGAATGGCGAGGAACGAAGCCCTTTAACGGTATCGCATCTTTCCATATCAGCGAACTATATTCGCCTTGGTCTACTTGGGCAGATATGGCGGTCGCTTTCGTACAGGCGAAGAAGTTTCCAGAGACGCTACAGACTTGGATCAATACCTCACTCGGGGAGACCTTCGAGGAACGAGGCGAACAGGTCGAGACGGTTGGCCTAGCACAGCGTCGAGAGCCGTATACGGCACAGTCGATACCGCAACAGGTATTGATGCTGACGGCTGGCGTAGACGTACAGGATGATCGGCTCGAGGTGACCGTTGTCGGTTACGGACGCGATGAAGAGATGTGGGTTATAGATCACGCAGTCTTGCGTGGCGATCCTGGCTCCGATTCGCTCTGGAACGACCTAGACGGCTATCTAGCGAGAAAGCGTGAGACCGAAGACGGTAGACCGCTGCTCATCGAAGCGGCTGCTATCGACTCTGGCGGTCACTTCACGCAACAGGTTTATGCTCATTGCGCTAAACGAAAAGCGCGACGAGTTTGGGCAATTAAGGGAGCGGGTGGCTTCGGTCGGTTGATCTGGCCGAAGTCAGCAGGACGGGCAGGGAAAACCTCGGCGCAGGTTTTTATAGTTGGCGTGGATACCGCGAAGGATGTTCTATTCGGACGCCTCAAGCGGATACACCAACCGGGAGCGGGATACATTCACTTTCCCGTTTCGGTCGATGAGGTCTACTTTGACCAATTGACCGCCGAGACGTTGATTTATCGAATGGTGCAGGGACGGCGGGTCAGGTCATATAAGCCGCGCTCATCGGGCAGTAGAACGGAAGCCCTCGACTGTCTCGTCTACGCTTATGCGGCCTTTATAGGGCGCAACGGCCCGATGGTACTGCCGAACCGGAAAGTGGAACCAGTTGCAGAGCAGCAAGTCACACCGCAACAGCAGAAGCCGATGCGGAGACCCGCACCGGTGCGTAGCGGTTGGATGAACGGGTGGAGATAAGATGAATTCAGTTCTATTGATTATCTACGTCATATTGCAAGCCGCCGATATCCAAACGACGGTGATCGGATTGTCCGAAGGCAAGACGGAAGCGAATCCGTTTCTCGCTAAACTGTTTGAGTTCATCGAGCCGGCCGCGGCGATGATTATCGTCAAGATCGCTGGCATCTTCGCTTTATGGTGGATTGATGTTTGGCAGATCACCGCGATTGCTTGTGCGGTCTATGCGTGGGTCGTTGCGAATAACATTAAAGTGATTTCGGGGAAATGACCCGAGGCAGGAGTGCCTATGGCTAACCTTTTTGATTCTGCAAACTACCCGACTCGCGAACCGGATTCGCTGCAAGCGGGTGATCTGTGGGCATGGAAGCGCACCGATTTAGTTACCGACTACCCGTTTTCGGCCTACTCGCTTTCTTATGTAGCGCGCCGCGAGATTACCGGAGAGCGCATCGCTATCTCTGCGACTGGCTCGACGGAGGCCTATACGGTAGCCGTGAGTTCGGCAACGACCGCTGACTATCAAGCCGGACGCTATCACTGGGTGGCATATATTACGCGTACCTCGGATTCGGCAAGAATAGAAGTCGATAAAGGCGTCTTTGAGGTCGTACCGAACCGCTCAACTTCTTCGGATGACCCGCGGTCATTCGCGCAGATTGCTCTCGATAACATTGAGACCTATCTGAAAGACCCGACTAATATCTCTGCGGCATCCTACTCGATTGCCGGCAGATCGCTTTCTCGGTGGAATCGCGCTGATCTTTTAGTGGAGCGCGAGCGGCTAAAAGGCGAGGTGACTCGAGAGCGTCGTGCGGAACAAATCGCGCGAGGGCTTGGGACTAACGCCACAATTCGCGTGAGGTTCACGGCATGAGTCTATTAGATTATTTCAAACGACAAACGCCAAAGCCTCGTAAGCGATCTTTCGAGGCGGCAAATACTGGCCGACTATTTTCGGATTGGTTAGTTCAAACTAAAACCGCCGACAGCGATATTCGCTATGCGCTCAAGGCGATGCGCGCACGTTCGCGCGATCTTTGCCAGAACAATGATTATGCGCGACGCTATCTCGACCTCGTTGCGACTAACGTCGTTGGGCCGAAAGGCATCACGCTACAGGTGCGTGCTCGAGAGCCGAACGGAATTCTCGATCAGGTAGCGAACCAGCAACTTGAAGCGGCTTTCTACGCATGGGCGCAGCCGGGAGTTTGCACCGTTGATGGCCGCCTCTCTTGGGTTGATGCACAGCGAGTATTTATCGAGAGCGTTGCGCGAGACGGCGAATGCTTTGTGCTTTTCGTTGAGGATAATGCGAACCCGTTCCGCTTCCGTATTCAATTTATCGACGCAGACCTGATCGACCAAGACAAAAACGAGATTCTGGCTAACGGCGGTCAGATTCGCATGGGTATCGAGGTCGATGCCTCTGGCCGCCCTGTTGCTTATCACGTTCGCGTACGACCGCCTGACGATTATCAGATCGGCAACACTAGCCCGAAAACAGAGCGTATCCCTGCCGATAGAATGATTCATGCTTTCCGCGTTGATCGCATCGGGCAGAATCGCGGAACTCCATGGACAGCCACCTCGATGACTCGCTTGAAGATGCTTGGCGGTTACGAAGAGGCTGAATTAGTTGCCGCTCGAGTCTCGGCCTCTAAGATGGGATTCTTCGTCTCGGAATCTGGCGACGAATATCAAGGCGACGGCACAAATCAGGATGGCACGTTGAACATGGACGTGCAGCCTGGACAGTTCTCACAACTGCCGGCCGGTGTAGATTTCAAAGCATACGATCCGCAGCATCCTTCAACTGCTTTCCGTGACTTCGAAAAGGCGATGCTTCGCGGTATCGCTTCTGGTCTCGGCGTTTCGTATACCTCGCTCGCTAACGATCTTGAAGCGGTATCGTATTCTTCGATTCGTCAGGGCTTGCTCGAGGAGCGCGATCACTGGCGAACGGTGCAGCACTGGGTGATCGAGCACTTCTGCCAGCCGGTCTATTTGCGATGGCTGCGTCAAACGCTTGACTCTGGCGTTGTCAATTTGCCGGCGAATAAGTTTTTCAAATTCAGCAGCACCACTTGGGTTCCCCGCGGTTGGCAGTGGGTCGATCCTCGCAATGAGGCCGAGGCGCAGATTCTTGCTATCAACAACGGCTTGATGACTAGAACGCAAGCCCTAGCCGAACGCGGCCTTGATATTGAAGACGTGATGCGTGAGCGACAAGCCGAGGATGAAATCATTGCCTCCTACGGTGTGAATATCGCCTCTGCTCCGCAAGCGCCAGTGCAGGAGGTCTAATCATGGCCGGAACACATGACATTGTTTGCGATCAGGGTGCGACTTTCTCGCGCGTTTTTACTTGGCAGGATTCAACGGGCGTTCCGGTCAATATCTCCGGCTACACGGCGCGCATGCAAGTTCGCGCGACGATTTCTTCGGCTTCTACCCTGCTTACGTTTACGACCGAGAACGGCGGCATTACGCTCGGCGGTTCTGCCGGTACGATTACGGTAACGGCTACTGCAGCAACAACCGCAGCAGTCACAGCGGGTTGCTATGTCTATGATTTGGAATTGATCAACGGCGCAACGGTTTATCGTTTAGTGCAGGGTCAATTTACGGTTGATGGAGAGGTCACGCGATGACGCAATACACCGTTATCGTAGATGAGACAATCAATAACATCGTTGTTGACGAAACTACGCAAAACGTCATCGTGCGTGGTCCCGGTCCACAGGGTGCGGTAGGCCCGACAGGGCCGACAGGCGGCGGCGGCACATTAGGGTATTACGGTGCGTTCTACGATACGACCGATCAGCCGTTGATCAATACGGCTTCAGCACAACCGATCTCTTTCAACGGCACATCGGAAGCCTCTGGCGTTTCGATTCAACTCAATGATCGAATCGTGTTCACCTATGCTGGAACGTACTCGATCACTTTTTCAGTGCAGTTGCTCAACACGAATCAGACTGCCCACTATGCTGATATTTGGTTACGATTAAATGGCTCAGACGTTGCCGATTCTTCATCTCGTTTTGATGTTCCTGCTCGCAAATCGCAAAATGTTTACGGTCATTTAGTCGGCACAGTCAATTATGTTCTGACGGTAACTGCCGGCCAATACATTCAACTGTATTGGAATTCCGACTCAACTGAGGTTTCTATTGAAACACTAGCCGCCGGAACTGCGCCGACCACTCCGCGCACTCCGTCTATTATTTTGACGGCGACTCAGGTGATGTATAACCAAGTCGGCCCAACGGGTCCGACGGGGGCAGGACCAACGGGTCCAACGGGTGATATCGGAGCGACAGGATCGACCGGCGCACAAGGCATTCAGGGTATTGCAGGGCCAACAGGTCCGACCGGATCGACCGGAGCGACGGGTGCTACAGGCCCAACCGGAGCCACTGGTGATACAGGAGCCATTGGCCCAACGGGTCCGACCGGCGCACAGGGGATTCAGGGCGTTACTGGCCCGACCGGTGCGCAGGGTATCCAAGGCGATATTGGCCCCACAGGACCGACAGGAGCCGCCTCGACCGTTGCTGGCCCGACAGGGCCGACCGGAGCGCAAGGCATTCAAGGTGAGACTGGTCCTACCGGCCCGACGGGTGCTGCCTCTACGGTCGCAGGGCCGACAGGCCCGACGGGTGCGCAAGGTGAAACAGGAGCCACCGGCGCAACGGGCGTCGCTGGGCCTACTGGTCCAACAGGCGCACAGGGCTTACAGGGCGACGTAGGCCCAACCGGACCAACGGGTGCGGCCTCTACCGTAGCCGGCCCTACGGGGCCGACAGGTGCTCAGGGAGAAACTGGCACAACGGGCGCGGCTGGCCCAACGGGTCCGACGGGTTCAACGGGTGCTGCAGGCGCGGATGGTCCTACGGGTCCGACCGGAGCGACTGGCGATCCGTCAACTGTGCCCGGACCGACTGGCCCGACAGGGGCTACAGGTGTCGCAGGAGCGGCAGGACCGACCGGACCTACAGGAGCCACTGGTGATAACGGAGCGGCCGGTCCTACGGGGCCGACAGGTGCATCCGGTGATGCAGGAATTGCTGGTCCTACTGGCCCTACAGGGGCGGCTTCAACCGTTGCCGGTCCTACAGGTCCTACGGGGGCTACAGGAGCGTCGGGTACTGTTGGGCCTATCGTTGAGTCAGAAATTACGATTGGTCAAAATTACACAATCACAAGCGACAAAAACGGATTAAGTGTCGGACCTGTAACTGTTGAAACTGGCTATGCCGTTACCGTTCCGTCCGGTCAAAGGTGGGTGGTTATATGAGTACGATTAACGCAGGAACCACACTAACAACCGCATTTACAGTCACAAGCGACACAACCGGCGCATTAGATTTGGCGACCGGCGGAACTGTTCGCATGACGCTGACTTCTGACGGCAACTTAAACTTTGCAGGCACCGCCCAGCGCATCACGGGCGACATGAGCAATGCGACGATTGGCAATAGACTGGCGTTTCAAACCAATGTCGCCAATTCTGCAACAACATTGCTTGTGTTGCCGAATGGGTCATCCACTCAAACACAATTAAACCTTGAGTCTGATTCAAGCCTAACTAATGGAGTTGTTGGGCAGTTAATAACTCTTTCAAGTGATATTCGCCTTGCTGCGGGAATTCGCGGTACTGGTTCCTATGTTCCTTTGACTTTTTATACCGGAGGCAGCGAGAGGGTCAGGATAGATACGTCGGGCAACGTCGGTATTGGGACAACTGCGCCGAGTGGCAACTTCCAAGTTTCGGCGGCGAATGTAAGAGTTCGATTCAGCAATACGTCTGCGACCGCCTCCACTTTTGCTTTTGGTGCTGATAGTAGTCTTGTTTGGTTAGGATCAGAAACAAACGCTGACTTTTATTTCATAACAAATAACACCGAAAAAATGCGTATTAAGGCTGGCGGTGAAGTTTATATCGCTGGCACCGGTGATCAAGGGCCATATAATTTACAGGTAAATGGAACCGGTATCTGGGCTGCGGGCGCATATACCAACGGTTCTGACGAACGATTGAAAGACGACATTACGACGCTTAACGATGGGCTGAATGTGGTATCGCAACTTCGTCCTGTTACGTTTAAATACAAGCCTGACTATTCTAGAGATCAAAACGTGCAGACAGGCTTTATCGCGCAAGAACTGCAGGCTGCGTTAGAAGGAAAAAATTATCTTGAAGGAATAGTACATGCCGGCCCAGAATATCTTAACGTTGCGTATCAGAATATCATCCCTATTTTAGTCAAGGCTATTCAAGAACTCGAGGCAAAAGTAGCCGCATTGGAGGCGAAATAAATGGCTAGCACTATCAACGCGACTACTGGCGGCATTGTCAATACTGGCAGCGGTACGGCAGCATTAAATATCCAGACGGGCGGCACGACTGCTATTGCAATCGACGCTAGTCAAAACGTCACTGTTTCGGCAGGGTTATCGGACGCGAATGGAAGTCTTAGAAAAATTCCATTATCCGGTAGCGCAAAAACGGGCAGTTATAGCCTAGCCACTACCGACGTAGGTGAGTATATCGAGGTTGGATCAGGTGGCAGCATTACGATTCCAAATTCGACATTTTCAGCCGGAGATGTTATTTCAATATTTAACAACACGGCATCAAATATTACTATCACTTGCACTATTTCCACGGCGTATATTGCCGGAGTTGATGTTGATAAAGCGACTGTGAGTTTATCAACTAGAGGCGTCGCAACCATTCTTTTTATTAGTGGTACAGTTTGCGTTATCAGCGGAAACGTGAGTTAAGAAATGAGCGGTTTACAGCAACTTTTGTTAGCACAAGGACAGCCCTCGTCTGACCTTAATTTCGAATATACAACTTTGCTGTTATCAGGTAACGGAACGAACGGGGCGCAGAATAATACGTTCCTAGATTCGTCTACCAACAACTTCACGATTACCCGCAACGGCAACACGACGCAGGGCACGTTCTCGCCGTTTTCGCAAACGGAGTGGGGTAACTTTTTTGACGGCACAGATGATTATTTGACTACGCCAAATAACGCTGCGGTAAATTTTAGCAACTCAAACTTTACGATTGAAGGTTGGTATTACGTTAACAACAATGACCAGATGGGTTGTGTTGAGCGAAGAAGCCAAACATTCATTGCTGGAGATTGGGGCGTATATGTAATTAACGGTGGCGTAGACTTTTTTGCACGCGATATCATATTGGCAGGAAGCAACGTACTTTCGAGTGGGTCTCGAACTACAAACCAATGGGTTCATTTTGCTATCGTTAGAAACGGAAGCACATTTACGCTTTACATGAATGGAACTTCTGTATCTACATACACATCTTCTAATTCTTTCAACGATAATAGTCTAGGAATTACGATTGGTCGAGATAACGGAACCGGCAGTTCTGCTGGAAGATATTTCTTTAATGGTTACATCTCAAATCTTCGTATCGTTAAAGGAACCGCGGTCTATACGTCTGATTTCACGGTTCCAACTTCGCCTCTTACCAACATCACAAACACATCTTTGCTAACTTGTCAAAGCAATCGCTTCGTTGACAACAGCAGCAACGCCTTTGCCATCACGCGCAACGGTGATGTGTCTGTCCAAGCCTTCAGTCCGTTCAACCCAACTGCGGCATGGACTGCTGGCAATAACGGCGGCAGCGGCTACTTTGATGGGAGCGGGGATTATTTAATTGCTCCAGACAATACTGCGCTTGAGATGGGCAGCAGTAACTTCACGATTGAGTGTTGGTTCTATCCGTTATCTTTCCCAGCAGACGCTTCAATTATAAGTTTTGGAAACGCAAACCCAAATCAAAGTTTGATTCCTTTTTATTTTGTAGGTGCAGCCCCGCGTTATTACATTTCAAGCAATGGAACTGCATGGGATATAGTAAATGGAACCACATTTGGCACAAGTTTAACGACCGGGCAATGGTACCATCTTGCTTTAGTTCGCAACGGCAACACCTTTACCCCATATATCAACGGCGTTGCTGGAAACACTGCCACTAGTTCGTCTGCGATTTATAATAGTGCAACTAATAAATCTATTGGTGCGGTAACTGACGGAACCATCCCAATAAACGGGTATTTGTCAGGCCTTCGCGTAGTAAAGGGAACTGCGGTCTATACCGCAAACTTTACCCCGCCAACTGCGCCGCTTACCGCCATTACTAATACGTCGCTTCTGCTCAATTACACTAACGCAGGCATCTACGACGCTACGTCTAAGAACGACCTTGAGACGGTGGGCAACGCGCAGATCAGCACGACGCAGAGCAAGTTTGGCGGCTCTTCAATGTATTTTGATGGAACTGGCGATTACCTTTTATCTCAAAGCAATGTCAATCTGCGAATGGGAACTGGCGACTTTACGATTGAGGCATGGGTTTATGTAGCGTCTGCGCCGGGCGCAGGAACAAGAGCACGTGTTTATTCGTTCCAAAACCATTCTGCTTCGCAAGTTGGGTTGGTTTTGGCTGTTATAAATACAGGCGGCACTTTGTACGGCGATGCAATCCTTCGTTCCTCAAATGGAACGGGAATAACTGTTTATACTGGAACAACCGCAATACCGTTAAATACTTGGACGCACCTTGCACTCACCAGAAGCGGGACAACGGGGCGCCTTTTTGTAAATGGCAATTTAGAGGACACAGAGACGTCGCAATCTCAAGATTTGTCCCAGGCACTTCCGGCTGCCGTTGGAGCCGCTTCTAACAATACGGAGCCATTTACTGGTTACATCCAAGACCTTCGCGTAACCAAGGGCGTGGCCCGTTATACCGCGGCATTCACTCCTCCGGCTTTTGCATTTCCTGTTAAGTGAGGTAGCCAATGACACTTTATAGTTTCAAAGGCCACTACCCCGTTGAGCAAACCGACAACAACAAAGGCTGGTATGAAGTCTCTGCCAAACCAGAAGCGCCAGAAGGCAAACAAGTCGCGTGGCTAAACGGCGAATGGATTGTGCGTGATGCCAAACCCGAGGATCGTCCCGGTTGGCAATGGAACTGGAATCACAACGAGATGGTGTGGACAGAGTGCCGACACGATGCCAGCGCAACAGACGGTATGGCATGGGTCAGCGTTGTTGACCCAGAAACGGGAATGTCTATTGGTGGTGATTGGCAAGTTATTGAGCAACCCGACGATGGTAAAATTTATCAATGGCATAAAGAAACGCAGTCTTGGGTTGAGGTTTTAGAAATTGGAGAAGTTCAAGAAATTTTCCCATAATGACAATCTGCTAGTAACAAGCCACTAGACGGTGATCAAATCTAATTGGAGTTATTTGTGCGAATTGCCGTATATGCAATCAGTAAAAATGAAGCACATTTTGTTAAGCGATTTTGTGAATCGGCAAAGGATGCTGATTTAATACTGATAGCCGATACCGGCAGCACAGACGGAACAGCAGAAGTAGCCGCAGAGTGCGGTGCGATTGTTCACGATATTTGCATCACGCCTTGGCGATTTGATACGGCAAGAAACGCAGCGTTGGCTTTAGTGCCACGCGATATTGATATTTGCATTGCGCTAGATCTTGACGAGGTGATGGAATCAGGCTGGCGCGAGGAGATCGAGCGAGTCTGGACGGATAGCACGACGCGGCTCCGATACTATTTTGATTGGGGCTGCGGCATTAAGTTCTTATACGAGAAGATTCACGCGCGACACGGTTATTTGTGGCATCACCCTTGTCACGAGTACCCAGTGCCGGATGGTCGGATAACAGAGATTTGGGCACAGACCGATAAGTTACTGGTCAGCCATCATCCAGACCCGACAAAGAGCCGAGGCCAGTACCTTGACCTTTTAGCGGTCTCGGTCAAGGAAGATCCGAGATGCCCTCGCAATGCGTTCTATTACGCGCGCGAGTTGACCTTCTATCAGAAGTGGCACGAAGGCATCGAGGCGCTGAACAAATATCTAGCAATGCCAGAGGCAACATGGCCTAACGAGCGTTGCTATGCCTATCGGCTGCTTGGCAAGTGTTATTCGGAATTGGGGCAGAGCGCACAGGCCGAGAGTTATTGGCTCAAGGCATGCTCGGAGGCTCCGAATACTCGAGAGCCTTGGTGCGAATTAGCGATGCTCTACTACCGACAGAATCGGTGGGCAGAGTGCTATGCCGCCTCGATGCGCGCGCTATCTATTAAGGATCGCGCACTGGTTTATACGTGCGACCCTGCCGTCTGGGGGCATTGGCCGCATGACCTAGCGGCTATCTCGGCATGGCATCTAGGATTAAAAGAGACTGCGATAGAGCAGGGTGAATTGGCCGTCGTTGCATCGCCTGACGATCAACGGTTAACAGATAACCTGAAATGGTATCGGGGAGAAAACGATGGCAGTAGATACGAAGCCGACTGAAGCAATGGCAGCAGAAGCCACTCGCGGATTAGAGTGGCGCGAAGAGTTCGGACGCGGCGGCACAGAGGTCGGCGTCGCTCGGGCTCGGGATATTAAGAATCGCGCGAATCTCTCGCCCGAAACAATCCGAAGGATGGTGAGTTACTTTGCAAGACACGAAGTTGATAAAGAAGCCGAGGGCTTCCGTCCGGGCGAAGAAGGCTATCCAAGTGCAGGGCGCATCGCGTGGGCACTCTGGGGAGGCGACGCCGGCCAAAGTTGGGCTAACCGCAAGAGTGCGGAACTGGATCGAGAAGATGAGGAGAGAACTATGGACAAGGTAAGCACGCGGCACGTTGTCGCAGTCGTAGAGGACGAGGCTACGGTCACCGTGACTTTTGCCAAGTCCGAGTATGATATGGATGAGTCCGAAGAGTCTGACGAAATCATTGACGATTTCGAGGAGACCGCAGAGGAACTCGCGGAGATGGCGATGGAAGATGGCGAAGAGATGTTCGTCGAGGGTGAGCGGCCTCTCGATGCTTCTGGCAAGGAGCCGTGGGAAGAAGGCTATGCTGGCCCCGCTAAACGAAAAGGTCCGACAGAGCGAGTATTCCGCTCGGCTATCTTCGAACGCGCATCCATCATGGAAGATCAGCGTCGCGCGACGTTGGCCTTCTCGAGCGAGATGGCAGTCGACCGAGGATGGGGTATGGAAATCCTCGATCACTCGCCGGGCTCAATTGACATGGAATTTATCGGCAGCGGTCGTGCACCGCTGTTGGTGGATCACGAAATGGCCGATCAGGTCGGAGTAGTGGAACAGATCAGCCTCGGAACGGATCGCGTAGCACGCGCCGTCGTTCGCTTTGGAAAAAGCGCGCGAGCCGAGGAAATCTGGCAAGACGTAAAAGACGGGATTCGGTCAAACGTGTCTGTCGGCTACGTTATCAGCGAGATGGTTTCTGACGGAAAGCAAGGTGATCGGGAGATTTACCGCGCGACTCGTTGGATGCCGCTCGAAATTTCGATAGTTAGCATTCCGGCTGATACAAGCGTCGGCGTTGGTCGTGCGATCAACTCTGCGCCTGTGGCCGAACCCAAAATCATTGTTAAGGAGACTAATATGTCCGACGATATCAATAGCGTCCGTGAGGATGCTGCAAAGGCCGAGCGCACTCGCGTTTCGGCGATTATGGATCTCGCCTCTCGTCACGGTCAGCGTGAGTTCGGCGAGTCTGCCATCCGCGACGGAGCCTCTATCGAGCAGTTCCGTGGCGCGTTGCTCGACAAAGTGGCCTCCAAGCCGCTGAACGTCGATCACGAAGTTGGCCTGTCCGATAAGGAAGTCCGTTCGTTCTCGTTCGTTCGTGCGATCAAGGCTCTCTCTAACCCGCAAGACCGTCGCGCTCAAGAAGAGGCGGCGTTTGAGTTTGAGGTGTCCGAGGCTGCTGCGAAGAAGGAAGGCCGCACGTCGCGTGGCCTGTTGGTTCCAGTTGACGTTCTCTACGGGAAGCGTGATCTGACGACCTCGACCGCTTCGGGCACGTCAAAGGCCGGCAACCTCGTTGCGACCGACCTCCTTGCCGCCTCGTTCATCGATGTGCTGCGTAACAAGATGGTGCTCAACACCCTCGGCGCGCAGTTCTTGACGGGCTTGAACGGTAACGTTGCGATCCCGCGCAAGACCTCGGCTTCTTCGGCCTACTGGGTCGCCGAGAACAGCGCACCGACGGAGAGCACTAACGCTCCGGCTTTTGATCAGATCACTATGTCGCCGAAGACCCTCGGTGCGTATGTGGACATTAGCCGTCGCTTGGTTCTGCAGTCCTCGCTCGATATTGAGAACCTCGTCCGCAATGACTTGGCGACCTCGATTGCCGTTGCGATGGACGGTGCTGCGATTGCTGGCTCTGGCACGAACAAGCCGACTGGTGTGTTGAACACCTCCGGTATTGGTT